CTCAATTCTATAAGTATCTCCAGATGCACTAGAATTACCCTTTAATGTTGTCAATACTTGATAAATGCCAGTTGATGCAAAAGTCCAAACACCACTAGATACTGACATACCACTACCAATATATCCAAATGACGCATCATCAACTCTTTCAAGATTAGAGGAAATAGGATCTGTAAATGATGTTATATTTGAAGTTAATCTCCATTGATCTGCTTCTGTAATTCCACCACCTTTAATATAAGAGTAATCAATTCTTTTTAATGTACCAGCATCTGAAACTAAAAATTCATCTGTGTCTGCTGGTTCAGCTGCTAAAGCTGTTAAACCAGTAACAACAGTAGCATCTAAATGTTCTTCAGAAATAGCATTATCAGCTATTTTAGCTGCGGTTACAGCATCTGCACCTAGAGCAGTTGTATCTACTTCACCTGCAGTTAAATGTTCACTGCCTACAACATCATCAGCAATTTTTGCATCCGTTACTGCATCTGCGTTTATCTTAGCTGTAGTTACAGCATTAGATGCTAGTTTATCTGCGGTTATTATACCATCAGTAATATCTGTGCTAGTAATAGCTGCTTTACCAGGTTGTTTACCTATAAATGCCATCTTACGTTATCTCCATTATTGACAATGTTCCTGATAATTTATCAGCAACTGAGCAATCAATTTTAAGTTCATCTGATGCTTCTAAAACTACTTTACCACCAGATAAAATCTCAAGTGAAGATCCTGCTGGAATAGTAACGTCTTTGATAAGAAATGATGTTCCGTTAGTTACATCATTATTACCACCTCTACTTCCTGTATCACTTACAAGTTCTACCTCCGCTGTAACTGCAGTAGAGTGTATATTTGTAAGGATTAAACCAAGAACGACTGTAGTTGTGCTAGTTGCACAAGTATACATTTTATAAGCAGTACCTGCTGAAGCTGGCTCTGCTGCAAATGTAACTACTTTAAATGTATTAGCCATTTGTTATTCTCCTTTTATTTATATTATATAGTTGTATGTTAAAAAGTCAATGATTATTTATCCAAGTGCAATAGCTAAAGCTGTCGGATCATCTATGTTAGCACTAACTAAAGTTACTACTCTAGATAATGCGGCTTTTCTTTCAGTACCATTTGCACCATCATCAACAATAATTAAATCTGATGTAGTTAAATCAGCACCAATATCTGTAGCACCATCTATTTCTAAAGCACCAATGTCAACTTTACCTGCAGTTGATATTGTAGATAATTTACTATCACCAATACTTCCAGCTAATTTTGCTGCTGTAATAGATCCAGCTAACATATCATTTGTTACTGAACCAGTATCTCCTGTTCCAACTAGTGTACCAGTTGCTATAGGTAATGTAATATCTGCTGAACTACTTGCTGAGTGTGGTTGTGCTTGTAAAGTTTGTGCGTGAGCATTTGAAGACTCACAATAAAATTTTATTTTTGATACAGCACCAGTTCCTGTTCTAATATCTATATTACCATCTGTAATACTTACACCACCTGCCGTACCATTACCATCTATAATAACTTTACCACTACCATTAGGTAATAAATTAATATTACCATTAGATACTGATACAATATCATTACCATTAACATCTAAGTCTCCACCTAATTGTGGTGTGCTATCATCTGCAACATTTGCTATTGCTGAAGATGTAGCAAGTCCTGATACTAATGTTGATCTAGCAATTTTTTTAAGACCACCACCTGAAGTATCTACTGCTAATAAAACATCATCTGCTGCAACTGAGGATATTTCTGATAAATCACCAACAGCTACTGAATTAAAATTTGTACCATCTGCAACTAATAAATTACCTGAAGTATTTGTGCCCATAGTAATATCATCACCAGTAACTGTAAGATCTCCATCTACAATTAAATTACCTGAACTATCTAATTTTAGTCCACTTCCTGAACCAACAGTTCCACCTGATTTAATTACTAAATTATCTGAATCTGAATCATCTACTGCAAAGTGAAATTTATCTGCACCTTGTGTATCTAATATAATTGCAGGATCTCCTGTTGCTACATCTATTTCTATATTACCTGTAAATGTTGCACCTGTTAAACTTGGAAATAAAGATGTAATATTTGTTCCGTTTAATGTAAGAGCATCTGTTTCTATTGTTCCATCAAAAAATGCATCTTTAAATTGTAATGAACTTGTACCTAAATCAATATCATTAGTTGTAATAGGAATTATTCCACCATCTTGTACTCTTATTTGTTGTACAGCTGATGATGATACTTCTACATAAAATTCTAAATGATTGTTTGTAGAGTCAACTAAAACTTTATTTAAACTATCAGCATCTCTGATAGATGTTATAGGCCCACCTTCACCAGCAGTTCCATCATGAGTATGTCCTGTTGTTGCATTAAACGCAGCTAACAGTTGGTTAAACTCATCATTAGAATGAGCTGCTAATATAGTATCGCCTGTTGTAAATGTGGATTGTCGTGATGAATATCCTGCCATTATCTTCTTCCTCCTGGGGTAAATTCTAATTGAAAGCCTTTAACTGAAAATGAATCTGCACTATTTTGATCATCTATTTGTAATGCAACTGCAAAACCAGATCCTTCAATACTTTGTCTTAAAAGTGGGACACCTGATGCATCATATAAAGAACCTCCATAAGAAGCTGCTCCATATTGTCCAGCACCACCTGCATTTGGTAAACTTATTTTTGTTGGTTGTGGTGTAGCTTGATCATCATAATCATATCTTAATGCTAAACTTGCATTAATAGTTGATCCTTCACCTTGATAATTAAGATTAACTCTTTGCATATATTTTCTTAAACCTGGATCACCCATTACCATATCTGGTGATCTATATACTGCTTGAATTGTATTAGTTGCAGCTCCTGCAGCAAATGTATTGCCTGTTTCCATTTTATAAATAAAACCATCAAAACCACCAAATACTTGAGTTTCAGTTGCACTTATAAAATCTGAATCTGTACATGCTGGTTTAACTCCTACCATATCTGCATATTCAAATCCAATAGAACCTCTATTAGGATTATTTTTTAATACACCTATAATTCCTTTTGATGATCCTTGTGATCCACCTGTTGTTGGATAAAATATTCTATATTGTGATTTAGACCTTATAACCATAGATGATATTCTACTTAATCCAATATCATCAATTCTAGATTGTATTTGTCTAGATATAGATCCAAGTTCAACGTCACCAATTCTTGCTGTACCTGCTATAGTTCTTAAACCATCTGGTGCTAAAAATATTACATCACCACCAATCTCTTGAATACTACCACCATCTCTGCAACCAATATTTCTTGTAACCTCTTGAACTGCAAATGTAGAACTTGATGTTCCAGTTAATTTATATATTCTATCTTCACAAAATATAATTAATTCATTTCTAAATACTTTTAATCCTACAACTGTAGAGTCAACTTTAAATGATCCTGCACCACTACCTGTAGTAAAATTATCTTCTTCAAATGGTACACTAAATATAACTTCTTGTGAATTAGATGCACCAGCATAAAACATATGGTTTTGAAATGCTTTTACAAATTTAGGATTAGTTGGAGCTGTTCCACCACCTGTTGCATTTACTACATCTACTGCAAAACTTGTATTAATTATTTGTGCAGGTGAATGGCCTGTTGCTATAATTAATTTATCAGTACCATTAAAATTAAATTTTTCAAAATCGTATGCTTGAGTTGAAGTTCCCAATCCAGTTGTTAATGATGTAAAACTTCCTGATGTAGTTCCTCTATGTATATCACCACCTCTAGCTACAATTATTTGATCATTAAATATAATTGAACAATCAACTATTAAACTTGAATTACTACTACCTTCTGGTATTTGTGTTGTATTATATTGTGCTGTGCCACTAACACGTCTATATCCACCCTTAATATCGGGTTCAAAGTTTTGTAAGATTAATGCTTCACCTGGTTGCATTGAGAATACATCTTTATTCAATGTTAAACCGCCAGCACAACTTACAACAAATGGGGATATTAAATCTGTTGTTGGCATTTAATTAACTTTTATTTTCTTGTGTTTCTAATAATTGTTGAAATATTTCTAATTGTCTTACGGGATAATTAGGTGGAAATACATCTTTTAAATTTTTATTATTTTTTATTGCATCTTTATATGCTTGAAAATCTTTAAGATTAAAAACATCTGTTTTTTCAATTCTATTTTCCTCTTGCATTTTTTCTTTTTCAGATTTATAATCCATATTATCTTGAACTTTTTTACTTTCATCTCTAATAGCCATTAGTTTGCTCTAGCTCCTATATTTGTTGCAATACTTTCTGCAATTGTGTCACTTCTCATATAATCATTTTTAG